ACTACAAATCTTACAAAAAATGTCAGACCAAACTGATTCAGAGCACTCATCTTATATAGATGGAGCAAAGGCTGGTATGTTTGTAAATTTAACAACTGGCAAACTTTTTGATGGTAAAAAAGGAATACAAGTTATTCCTTGTCACTACTCAAGACAGTTTGTTGAATGGGTTCCAAGAGAGAATGGTGGAGGATTAAGAGGTGTTCATAAGCCAAGTTCACCAACTGTTATGAATGCTAATCAATCTCCTAAAAATCCATTAGAACTATTAACTGATGAAGGCAATATATTGTCTGATACTAGATATCACTTTGTTTTGCACATCGTTAATGGAACTCCAGAGCCAGTGGTTATGACAATGAAGTCCTCACAGATAAAAAAATCTAGGTCTTGGATGACAAGGATGCAAAATCTGACAATGGCTAGAAAAGATGGTACTAGGTTTCAAGCACCTATGTTTTCTCATGTATGGACTTTAAATACTAAACAAGAATCTAATGATAGAGGTTCTTGGTTTGGCTACTTCTTAGATGGAGAGCCTACTCCGATACAGGATAGGAATCTATTTAAGAGAGCTCAAGAGTTCAGAGATATGGCTATGGCTGGTGATGCAAAGATATCAGGCGACCCACTTGAAGCCGACTCATCATCAACTAACAGCTCTTTTTAATAAAATAAGGAGGGTGTTTAGGTATGGTCGTGGGGTGATTTCTCGCCCTACGACCAAATTTGGAAGACTTTTTTATGGCAATCACGATCGAAAAACGATTTTTTATAATATTTGAAGGACTAGACAGAGCACACGGATCTTATCATCTATCAGGAAAGATAACAGAAAAAGGTAAAAAACAAGGCAATGCTTTAACAATAAATGAAAAGCCAACAGAGGATTTATGGCTGAAACATCTTAATGGTGAGTATGGTTTGGGAATATTTCCTTTAAATGATTCTGGTGAGTGTAGGTGGGGTGCTATCGATGTTGATATATACAACCTTGATTTTAATAAATTAGAAAAAGATTTAGGCAAGATCAAGTTACCACTTATAATGTGTAGAACTAAAAGTGGTGGTGCTCATATATATTTATTTTTAAAAGAGTTCGCTGATGCTAAGTTGGTAAGAACAAAATTAATGGAAGTTGCTGTTGCTTTAGGTTACAGCGGTGTTGAAATATTCCCAAAACAAGTAAGATTAGCTAGTGCAAAAGACTTTGGTAATTGGTTGAATATGCCTTACTTTAAAATGAGCAATCCTACAAGATATGCTATAAAGAGTGGTAATGAGTTATCGGCTGAAGATTTTTTATCTTTAGTTGAGCAGACTTCAATGTCAGAAGAAGATTTAAAAAACTTTACTCTTGAAAAAGATCCAGCATTAGACAGTGGACCACCTTGCTTACAAAGTTTATCTAAAATGGGTTTCCCAGAAGGATCTAGGAATCAAGGATTATTTAATCTAGCAGTTTATGCTCGTAAGAGATATGGTGAAGATGATCTTGCGCATCACCTTGATGAGATGAATAATAAATTTATGCATCCACCATTAGGTCACAAAGAGGTAGCTGGAGTCGTAAAAGCTGTAATGAAAAAGCAATACAATTATAGATGCAATGATACTCCTATATGTGATTTTTGTAACCGTCAAATATGTCTAGGTCGTAAGTATGGAGTTGGTGGTGGTAGTGATGATGTTGGAGTAGAGATAGTTGGAGTTATAAAAGTTAAAACAGATCCGCCAACTTGGATTGTTGATATTAATGGAGCAAGGATAGAAATGGACACTGATACTATACTTAATCAAAGAAGATTTCAAAAAGTAGTATTAGAAGAACTAACCATATTAACAGCATTAATTAAGCCACAGAAGTGGTCTGCATTAATGAAAGAGAAGTGTGAAAATGCAGAAGAACAAGAAGCACCAAGCGATGCAGGCAGCAAAGGACAATTAATAAATTTCTTAGAAGATTTTTGTACTGGTTATGCTCAAGCACAAACAAGAGATGAGATGATACTTGGTAAACCTTGGACTGATGAAGGAAACAACAGAACATATTTTAGGTCTGCTGATTTTCAAAAGTTTTTACAGCAACAAAGATTTTTAGGTTTTGATGGAAGAAGATTATGGAATGCTTTACGGACTATGGGAGCAGAGCATCATCAGTTCTTTGAAAAAGGCAAAAACATACAATGTTGGTCAATACCTAAGTTCGCAGAGCAAAGTGAAGAGTTTGCTATACCTAAAGCAGAGGATTTTCCTGATGATTTTTAAAGTAAAGCCAAAAATAATACTTGGTGGTCCAGGAACAGGTAAGACCACCAAGTTAATATCAATAGTAATGAAAGAGATTGATTCTGGTGTAGATCCTCAACATATTGCTTATGTTAGCTTTACAAAACAAGCTGCATATGGTGCTCGTAAAAGAATGGATTTAACAGAGAAGCAAACTCCTTGGTTTCGTACTTTACACTCTATGGCATTTAGAAAATTAGGTATGAGTCGCACTGAGGTTATGGATCATAGTCATTATGAAAAAGTTTGTTCAATGCTGGGTATGAGGTTTACTGGCTTTGTTGATCTTGAAGCACCTGCTTATGGACCAGAGGGAAACAAATGTTTAGCCATAATTGAATACTGTAGAAACACATTGTCTGATTTAAAAACAGCTTGGGCAAATCATGGCTCTGGCATAGACTGGTTTAAATTAAAAAGATTTAATGATACTTTGATTGATTACAAACGGGATATGAATGTAATTGATTACTCTGATATGTTAGAAAAGTTTGTTGGGGCTGAATCAACTTTGGGTGTTGAAGTAGCAATCATAGACGAAGCACAAGACTTAACTCCACTTCAGTGGTTGGTTTGTAAAACAGCTTTCAAAGACTGTAAAAGAATATACATAGGTGGCGATGATGATCAAGCTATATACAAATGGTCAGGTGCAGATGTTAATGCTTTTATAAATCTAGAAGGTGATATTGAAATTTTAAAAAAGTCTTATAGACAACCCATACAAGTATTTAAGCAAAGCAGCGTTATATTAAATAGAATATCAAAAAGAAGAATTAAAGAATATGAGCCATCAGATAGACAAGGCAAAGTCTTTTGGCATAATCGTGTTGAGGGTATAGACCTGTCTCAAGGCACATGGTTGCTTTTAGGTCGTAACTATTATTTGCTGAGGCATTATGAGATGATGGTTCGTGAACAAGGATATTTATACACAACAAAAAACAGATTAAGTTTTGATAAGAATCTTATAAGAGCAATACAATCGTACGAAAATTTAAGGAAAGGCAAAACAATTACTGGCTCTGAGGCTAACTTGATAATGAAAAGATTAAAGATGGATAAAAAAGTAGATGCTTCAAAAGAGTTTACAGCAGAGGAACTAGGTATAGATAAATCATTAATATGGCATGATGCATTTAAAGGTGTTGGTCTTAAAGATAGAGAATATTTAGTTTCTTGTTTAAGAAGAGGTGAAGATCCGAGAAAAGAGCCAAGGATAAGAATAGATACTGTTCATGCGAGTAAAGGTGCTGAAGCTGAAAATGTTATTGTGATGTCAGATGTATCAAGACAATCATATAATGGTTTGCAAATATCACCAGATGACGAGCATAGAGTATTTTATGTTGCTCTGACTAGAGCCATGAATAATTTACATATAGTTCAACCACAAACATCTATGTTCTATAGAATGTAATTAAACTTCTTCTATTCTTTGTGTTTCACAGAAAAATGCCCAAGTTGTTAGTTGTTTACCATCTCTAAGAGCATGAACTTCTGCAAGTTCAGTGACTAATTCTACTTTATTCCAAAATACATAGTCCAAACACTCAACTTTACTCTCAAAATTAATTTTACTATATGTGCTGTACGATGCAGTAGGCAAGTCAGCATGCCATAGCATGGCTGTTATCACCCAGATCATTTTTTAAACTTTTTTAAGGTAGTAACTCCAAAAGCACCACCAACAATAGTTAAGACTATTATCCAATAATAATCATTTGCTTGTCCTAATATCTGCCAACCTTTTTCCATAAATGGTTGCAATGGACCAACAAAGTGTGCTACAAAAACCAAAGTAAACACAACTGTAATCCATTCATCTTTCCAACTGTTTTCTTGTTGGCGAACTTGCTCTAGTTGTACACCGATCTTTGCAACATCTACTGTTTTTGCTGCTTCTATTTCTTTTGCTTTAATAATTTTATCTTTTTCCATTTTGTGCTGAACAGCACCGATAGTTTTCTCTGCGACTAATTTAGTTATAGGATTATTTAATAAACCTCCTCCCAGACCTAACAATGGTTTTATTAATAATAATGGATTCACTTACCTTGTCCTCTATATTTTTTAAAGTTCCTTCTCTTGCTTTTATTCTTAGGTCTGCTTCTAACACTGTTACCTATACTTGTTCTTTTCTTTGGTCCTGGTTCATGCTCTGTAAAAGTTTTGGATCTCCTCAAGCACAACTCCTCATAACACTTGCTAAACTTTCAGCTCTCTTAGGTGTTTGTTTTGCCCACAAACTATCTAACATTTGTTTTGATGCTTCTTCGTAATCTTTTTCTTTCAATGCTTTCCACATCATTTTAAATTTTCCAACACCACCTATGCCAAGTTGAAATACCATCTCAATTATAACTTCCTTAGCACTATTATGTAAATCTAAGCTATTGGTTAAAGAATTTGCATGAGCCAAAGCATTATTGAAATCAGTTTTAAATACAAATTCTAAATCTTCTTTCTTATACTCTTTATCATCTTCCCAAATCTCATCTTCTTTACAAAGATGTCCATAGCCTATTGTTCTATATCCAAGTGAATCACGATACACTTTCGGAACAAAACCCTCATGGAGTTTTATTCTGTTCATTAATTCTTCGTACATTTTGTTCTCCTTACATTATGGAGCGAACAATCAAATAACACATTTGAGCGAAAACAGTACCACCTACAACCCAAACAAATTTAGTTAATCTGTCGATATCCCTAGCCATGTGATCAAGATGATTATCTTTCATGATATCTATTTTTTGATGCAGTAATTTGAGTTCGCCTTTTATTTCTATAATGGCTTCTTTATTAGATTGTGGTGTATTTCTGCTTGGCATCTTAGTTTTATAGCTTATTTTTGATATTTAGTATATTGTTTTTTAATGATCATCATCGTGATCCTCATCATCAACAAAGTAATCATGTCCTTCTGAGTTAGGATTATTAGCTAATGCATACTCTTTTCCGTATATTTTGTATGTAAATATGTAGTTTAAGGCTGTAATTTCATCCTCTTTGTGAGTATTTTTAGCAAAATCTAGGACTATATCATCGTTTAACTCACTCATTGGTATGAAATCAGACCTATCTCCCATACCTATTGCTATGGTATCAAAAGGAATCCAAAACTCTTCTGTTGCTGATTTATCTTCTCTAGTTGCAGTTATTTCAACTAAAATATTCTTAACTATATTTTCTAATCTTTCATGTCCAGGCTCATCAAAAGTGCCAAACATAAAGTCTTTTAAAACCCAATGATAATTAAAATCTGTAAAAGGATAACTCATATTGAGAACTTATATGCTCTATATTGGACTGCTTTTGTTGTATTTAGTGTAACTCCAGTGCCATCTCCTTGTGCAGATAGAACCATTGTTACCGCATTACTGCCTGTGTAATTGATACCAAAAGCAAATTGAGATTTATTAGTATCATTAAAATATCTATCTATGTGACCTGCTTGAGAACTTAATGTAAAAGTTTCTATAACTGCAGAGTTACTGTTCGCTACTGAGGTTGGAGTTGTATGAGTTACATTTGCACTTCCAAATGTGAATTGACTCGTGTCATCAATGAAAGCTAATTGTACTGATTTTACTTGACCAATTCCACCTTGTATTCTTATAAAACCAAAATAAAAACCTGAGCCAGTGCCTATTGATCCTAAATTCCTATTATTCATTCTATTTTCAAAGAAACTTCCTAATGAAGATCCTGATATTGTAGTTCCAACTGATGGCAATACTAAGTCAGTGACAACTAATCTATCTGCTGCAATTGTTGCTGCTGCAATCTTACCGCCTGTAATTGTATTCGCTGTTATTTTATCTGCTGTTACTGCATTGGTCGCTAGTTTTGCAGTTGTAATAGCTGTGTCAGATATTTTAGTAGTAGTTACTGCTGAACTACCAAGTTCGTCTTCAGTTATCGCACCAACTGCTATTTTATTTGCAGTGATTGTGTTTGTAGCAATTTTATCTGCATTTATAGCACCTGCATTAACTTTATCAGTTGTAATAGCACCATCAGCAATAAAAGTTGTACCAACTGCACCAGTACCAACAAGACTGCTTATGTTAGAAGTTGTAACAGTATTTACAGTGGCAAAAGATCCTAATGCTACTGTTCCGTTGCTTACTATACTACTACCACCTTGAGTAACATCCAGTTGTCCTGAAGCTGGTGTCACTGCTATCCCATTCACATCATTAGGAAAGAAAGCACTAGCATTACCTGTAAAGTCTGTTGCTCTGATCCAAAACCTTTGCTGTGTACCTGCCGTTAGGTTTTGTCTAGTTATATTCATAACTTGTCCTGGAGATCCTGCCACTGAAAAATTAATTGTAGAGTTACCGCCAGAGTTTGGATTACCCGTTCCTGTTCGCATAACAAACTCTGCACCTCTAAAGTCAGTTTCACTGGGATTAGTAAATGTTAATAATGCACCTTCGCCTATTGCTGTTCCTGTCAAGCCTGTGTATGCAGTGGGAGCAGTTGTATCGGCTGTAATCGTTAAA